AGAAACATTCTTTCTAAGCAAGATGTTATGTCTGTTGACTACCACAGTGCTTATCACGTTATGGGTACTAAGTGGAACGTTGCTGATGACAACCCAACCAATGCGAACTTAGCAACAGCTAACAAGTGGGCACTTACATATGATGCTGACTTGATTCCATTGGTTCAGTTAACAGTTAACTCACCTCTTGATACATCAACATATTAATCGTAAGATTAATTTGGTGGTCAATAAACCTCATCAATTATTGGTGGGGTTTTTTCTTTACGCTACAATAAAACTAAATTACTTTATTAATCGTGGCAGCTACTATAACAGCAACATTATCAAGTGCTTCTGCAAATAGCTATGTCACATTGGCAGAAGCTAATACATATTTTGAAACAGTACCAGATTCAAGTACTTGGACAAATAAAACTGATGATCAAAAAAATAGAGCATTAATAGAAGCTACAAGATGGATTGATAGTTTTGTATATTTTGGAGATAGATGTGATCAAGGACAAGCTTTAAAATTTCCTAGAAATAATTATCAGGTGGATGATGTAGAACTGGCTTGCACAACAATTCCGAACAATATTAAATATGCACAATATGAATTAGCTAGAGCTTTAGCTAACGATCCAGATGCTATTACTGGTACTACAGGAAAAGAAGGAAATATTTCTGAAGCTAAATTAGGTGATTTGGCAGTTAAATTTAGTACTAGCACACAAGGAACAGGACCAAGCAATAATATTTTAGACGTTTATCCGTGGTTACAAAGTTATCTTGGAAGTTATATGATTGGTGGAGCAGGATCTTTTCAAATGAGAGTAGTTAGAGGATAATATGTCATTTATAGACAATACTTTTAAAAGTTTACCAGAACAACTATTAGGAACTTTTGGTATCACTATAACTTATATAAAAACTGCTACATCTCAGACATATAACACAACTACAGGAGAAGTAAGTGGATCTGACACTAATATCTCTATGAAAGCATTGATAAGTAGTGTTTCTGGATCGGTTTATGAAGGAACGAGCCAAACAAATGATCTGAAAGTTATTTTTGGTAATAAAGAGTTAGGGACATATTATCCAAAAGTTAAAGATAGGATTCAATATGCTGAAGATGGAGTGAATAAGGTGGGGAGAATAATTAGTATTAATACATCTAGAGGGGACAACCCTATTTTGCATACAGTTATAGTGAGGCCACAATAAATGGCAGAATCTAAATTCAATAAAAGAATTAACAGGTACACTGCTAATCGATTAAATGGCGCATTGGTTGGAGTAGAGGAAGTTGTAAAATTACTTCAATATAAAGGCCCATCTTGGACAGGTTTATATTCAAATTCATGGCAAATTAGGGTAGGAAAAGAAAAAAGAACAGGAACTCGTAGGGCTGGTAATGCTCAACCTGTGCAATCTCCCAAAATGACTCCAAAAACAATTAAACAAGCACAAAAAAGAGGATTTATAGAATGGGAAATTAGTAATTTAGCTAGAAGTGCTCCTTATGCAGAAGATAAAAAATTAGGCAGATTTCATAGAGGTTTTGCTGGTAGAAAAGAAATAGGAACTAAACCTAGAACTAATTTAGGAAAAAGTAGATTAACGCCAAGTGGATCGGGTAGAAAAGGTTTAACAAAAAGAGGAGATATTGGAGGTGGAACTCCAGGAGTAATTTCAAGTAGGACAGCAGTGGTAGATTGGCTGCCAAAAACATTAAAAGGAGGAGAATTAAAAGGAAAACTTAGATTAGAATTTAAAAAAGGAAAATCTAAATGAACTATCAAGGAATTAGATCAAAATTTGAAGCACCAATCAAAACAGCTTACGCAGCATTATCTCCTGCTGTTCCAGTATTTTTTGACAATTTTGGTGATGTGACATCGGATGCTGACAGCGAATTTGTTTATGTAAATGTTCAATTTGGATTAACAACTGAAGTCGCTTTAACTTCTTCATTAGATAATATAAGGGGAATTATTACTGTTAGAGCTTTTGCAGAAAAAGATAAAGGACCAGCTAGAAGTCAAACATTAATTAATACAGCTTTTACAGCTATTGAGACAATAAATAATACTGGACAACCTACAAGTGGTATTTATGTAAGAACTGGAGAAGTAACTGGACCTACTTTTGAAGATGATAGACCCTTCTTTGTATCAACAATCGAAACAAATTTTCAAGCTACAGTAATTTCTTGAATCTTTAGTATAATTCACGCTATCCTATAAACATATCGGGTAGTACCCGTATGTCCAAACCTTAGAATTATTAATCATGGCTACAGTTCTATCGGGTACTTCGGGAGCGTTATATTATTCTCCTGCTGGTACAAGTGTAACAACCCTTGCAGCATCAGCTTTTCCATCATCGGGATCAGATATTACAGTTGGTGCTCAATTAGGTTTTAAAGTAGGAGATGCAGTAACTCTTACATATCCAGGAGGAGCTACAACTACTAATGCTATTGCAGCAGGAGCTAAGTTTGTAAAAACTTATAATGCTTCTACTGGTGTTATGACTCTTTCCGCTACAAATGGTGGAGCAGCATTAACAGCATCAGCAGCACCATCAGGCTTTGGTTCAAACTTTGCAAGCATTGTATTTACAGCACCACAAGCTGTTGGCTCTGTAAGAGAGTGGAGTTTTGAAATAACAAGAGCAGAAATTGATGTAACAACTATTGGTCAAACTGTTGCTCAAACTGCACCATTTAGAACTTTTATTTCAGGTTTTGCTGATGGTAGTGGTTCTGCAACTGTATATTCAACAGATGACGATACATTGCTATCTAGCAGAATGATTGAAGATGTTATCCAACGTCAACAACAAGGTGCAAAGGTAAAACTTTATATTGATCGTCAAATGAGTGGTGCGACTGTAGATGAAACTGCAAGTAGATCAATTTTAGCTGATATTATTCTTACTTCAGCTAGTTTTACTGTTAACCCTGATGATGGACAATCAGTAGAAATAGCGTTCAGACCTAGTTCTGCACCTACATTTGATCTATCTAAAACCTAATTAAATTAGCATAACTTAACCAACCTCAGTTTATCTGGGGTTTTTTCATGTTTTGCATTAGAATATCAATATATTAATTTATTTTTATGGCAAGTAATCTATCAGCATTGGATCGCTTAAAAAAAGCTGCAAATCTCGAACCAATAAAAAAAGAAGTTACATTATCTGATGGTTCTATTTTTGAAATGTATGTAACACCATTAACAATGGCAGAAAGAGAGAGAGCACAAAAACAAGCCAGAAGTGATGATGCAAATGCTTTTGCTTTACAATTATTACTTGCTAAAGCTCAAGATGAAAATGGTAGAAAACTTTTTAATGCAGGAGAAATTGATGTGTTAAAAAATGAAGTAAAAGATAGTGACTTACAAAGTTTAATGCTTGCTGTAATTAATGCTGAAGAGGATACAATCGACCCAAAGAACTAGCTGCCCAACTGAAAAGAGATAATCTTATGATGTTGCAGTTTGGTGTAGCAAAAGAACTTAAAAAGACTTTAGTAGAAGTAAGAAATATGACACTAGAAGAACTTATAGGTTGGAGTGCATATTTTCAGATTGTAAATGAAGAACAAGAGAAGGAATACGAAAAAATTCGTAGAACTAGATAATTTTTTAGAGTATTATAGAATAGAAGTTATTATTGGTTTTTTCGTAAGTGACTACAGAAACGCTGAGAATAAAAGTCGTAGGTTTACGGGAATTAAATAAAGTTAGTACTGCTGTAGATAAATTAGATAAAAAAATTAAATCTATTAATAAATCAAGAGTTACAGGAACTACAACTGCTTTAAAAATCTTAAGACAGGAATTATCTATTAAAAATAAAATTTTAAAAACAGATCAACAAATTTTAAAGACTAGAAATAAACAAATAACAGCAAATAAAACAAATGCGGCAACTCAAGTACCTAAATCTGGAGGGGTCGGAGGAAAAGGTAGTGGTGCTTTATCTAGTGCATTAATTAGTGGTACTTTTCCCTTATTGTTTGGACAAGGACCATTGGCTGCTGCTGGTGGTTTTGCTGGTGGATTTATAGGAGATAAATTAGGTGGCAAAATGGGAGGTTTTGCAGGAGGTCTTGTAGGAACTGCTACTGTTACTTTAATTCAACAAGGTGTTACTGCCCTTGGAGAACTAGGTCAAGCAATGAGCACTTTAACTCCTGATATAAGTGCTTTAAGTAGATCTATGGGAATTATGGGAACCATAGAAGAAAGAAGGTTGCAAATTATTGAACAAACTCAAGGTAAACAAGCAGCTTTAAATGCAGCTTTAGAAATGATGGGAGATAAAATAGGCGAAGAAAACGTAGAAGAGTTAAGAAAATTTGGTGAAGCATTTAGAAGTTTAACTAATAGCACTGTTTTGTTTTTCACGAAAGTACAGGCAGCAGTAGCTAAATTACTAAATCAAGCTATAGATGCAAGAGCAGATGTTAATTTAAGAGGCAGAGCTAGGGATCTTGTAGCTCAAAACCCAAATAACGCAGCATTTAGAGATGTAAACCAGGAAATAGAAGAAATTCAATCCAGAGAAACAACAGGAAGATCAGAAGCTAAACAAAAACAAGATGATTTAAGGGCTGCCAAAGCAGAAAGACTAGAAATAGCAGAAACTCTAATTCTAGAAAAAGACAAAGATAAGTTGAGAGCAAAAACAAATAAATTAATTACTGCTGGATTAGGAGATTTAGAAAAAGAAAATGAATTAAATAGAGCTATCATTGCTGGCAAAGAAGAAGAATTTTTAATTGAGGATGCTATTAAAACTAAAGTTGAAGAGATGGGTTTGACAATGGAAACAATAAATAAAGGACAATTACAAAGAATTAGAGATGGTGTAATAATAAATAAAGATTTAAAAGAGCAAGCTGAAAATGCTAAAAAAGTAGAGGAAGCGTTTAAAAATATTGCAAAATCAGTTCAAGATGATATTAAAGAAGGAATAAAAGGTCTTATAAAAGGAACATCTACTCTTGCAGATATGCTTAATAAAGTTGCTGATAAGTTTTTAGATTTAGCTATAGATCAAGCTTTTGGATCTGTTGGGGGAGGAGGTATCTTTGGATTTTTAGGTAATATATTTGGAGGGAAAAAAGCTAGCGGTGGGCCTGTATCATCAGGAAAGTCTTTTCTTGTAGGAGAAAAAGGACCAGAACTGTTCGTGCCAAGGTCTTCTGGAACGATTGTTCCTAATAATCAATTAGGTGGTGGCGGTAGTACAAGTGTTGTTGTTAATGTAGATGCGTCAGGTACTTCTGCTGAAGGAGATGAACCTGATGCTGCACAGTTAGGTCGATTAATTGGCTCTGTTGTACAGGCAGAACTTATTAAAGAATCCAGACCTGGAGGACTTTTATCTAGTACACGCTAATGGCTACTTTTCCTGATTATCAACCTTTAATTTCTGGTGCTAAACGTAATGCACCTAGAGTTAGGTCTACTCGTTTTAATGATGGATATGAAAAAAGAATTAGTTTTGGGTTAAATCAAAATCCAAAAATATGGAATTTAATTTTTAATTTAGATGATGAAAGTACAACTGAGGTAGAAACATTTATAAATGACAGAATAGATGATGGTGATGCTTTTGATTGGTCACCACCTGACAGTACTACTACATTTAGATGGGTTGCAAGAAGTTATAGCAAAGAAATGTTTCAACCTGGTCGTAATAGAATCTCTACAACTTTTGAACAAGTATTTGAATAATGGCTATACCAGTATCGGAATTACAGAAATCTAATCCGAGTAATATAATTGAACTTTTTCAATTAGAATTAATTCCTGCTATTCATGGTTCAAATACAAAATATTATTGGCATAACGGTGTAAGTGAAAATGAAAACTCAAATATTGTTTTTGATAGTATTCAATACATAAAGATGCCTATAGATGCGTCTGGATTTGAATTTAAGTCAAAACAATTACCAAGACCTAAACTCCAAATATCTAATATTTTAGGAACATTTACTACTTTAATACTAACTTTACCTCAAGGATTAGAAGGTGCAAAAGTTACAAGGCTTAGAACACTTGAAAGATATATTGATAATGTAAACTTTGATCCAGGTCATTTTTTATTAGAAGATGGTATAGATAATGCCTTATTACAAGAAAATGATTCAGTTATAAAATTAGAAGAGATTGATAATCCACATGGCACACCAGATGCTAATGCTCTTTTTCCTAAAGAAGTTTATTATATCGACAGAAAAACTATTGAAAATAGACAAGTTGTTGAATTTGAATTGAGTGCTAATTTTGATCTTGATGGAGTACGTTTACCAAAACGTCAGGTGTTACCTGAAGATTTCCCTGGTGTTGGATCGTTTTTTGCATGACTTGGCAAGATAAAGCATTAGAACACGCAATACAAGAAGATCCAAGAGAATCTTGTGGCTTATTAGTTATTGTTAAAGGTAAAGAAAAGTATATTCCTTGTAAAAATTTAGCTATAGACCCAAAAGATCAATTTATTTTGTGTCCTAATGATTGGGCTGATATTGAAGATAAGTATGGAGAAATAAATGCTATTGTTCATAGTCATCCTATTACAAGTCCTCAACCTAGCGAAGCAGATAGAGTTTCTTGTGAAAAATCAGGTCTTAAATGGTGGATTATTCAGCCTAATTTAAAACAATGGGGTTATTGTGAACCATGTGGATATAAAGCACCTTTAATTGGAAGACAATGGGTATGGGGTGTTACTGATTGTTGGAGTTTATGTAGAGATTGGTATAAGGAAGAATTAGGTATAGAGTTAATAGATTGGGTACGACCAAACGATCCAGAGGACTTTATAAAGAACCCAATGTTTGTTGATTGTTTTGCAAAAACAGGGTTCAGAGAATTAACACAGGAAGAGGATTTAGAAAAAGGAGATTTGTTATTAATGTCAATTAGTAGTAGCGGATTAAATCATATTGGTGTTTACTTAGGGGAGCAAACAGTTTTACATCATTTGCAAAATAGATTATCAAGTCGTGATCTATTAGATGAATGGTTGCTAAAATGTACAGGAAAGAGGATTCGTTATGCTGCGTAAAATTAAGCTATACGGAGAACTGGCAAAGTTTCTAGGTCAGAAGACTTTTGAAGCTGAAGTGCATAATGCCGCACAGGCAATGAGATTTTTAATTGTTAACTTTCCACAGTTAGAAGCTCATATGGCAGATAGATATTACAAGGTAGCTGTTGGTGATTGGGAATTAACAACAGAAGAATTAACTTATCCTAATGGTCAAGAAGAAATAAAAATTATTCCTATTATTGGAGGAGAAGGAGGTAGAGGAGGTCTTGGTAGATTTATATTAGGTGCTGCTTTTATTGGCATAGGTATTGCATCTGGTGGAGCTACTTTTACCGCTAGTGGTTTTACTGGAGTAGGTTTTTTAGGAGGTGCAACAGCAGTTATTGGAAATTTAGGTATAGCTTTAGCTTTAGGAGGTTTAGCTCAGATGCTTACTCCTGTTGAGTCGATTCCAGAAAGAGAACAAGATCCTCGTTTGTCTTTTAATTTTAGTGGCATACAAAATACCTCAAGGGCTGGTGTTGCTGTCCCTTTAATATATGGAACTACTTTGACAGGTTCAACCGTGATTTCGGCTGGAATTGAAAATGAGCAGGTAGAAGTATGAATATTATTGGTTCTGGAGGTGGAGGAAAAGGTGGTGGAGGAGGTAATAAAACTCCACATGAAGCTAAAGATAATTTAGATTCTAAAAGTTTTGCTAGAGTTCTTGATCTAATAGGAGAAGGTGAGATTGGTGGATTAGTAGATGGTGCAAAATCAATATTTTTTAATAACACTCCACTTCAAGCTGCTGATGGTACTTTTAATTTTAAAGACGTTAGTTTTGAAGTAAGAACTGGAACGTCTAATCAAACAGTAATTCCAATTACTAGAAATGTTTCAAGAACTAAACCTACTGGTTTTTCTACTGTTTCACAATCAAGTCCAAAAGTAGTTCAAATAGTAGATGATACTGTTAATGCTGTTTCTGTTCAAATTACTGTTCCTGCATTACAACGATTTACAGATGAGGGAGATATTTTTGGTACAAGTATTTCTTTAACAATAGAGGTTCAATATAGTGGAGGTTCATATGGAACAGTTGTTTCTGGCAATGATGGAACTATATCTGGTAGAACACCTGATACTTATATTCGTGATTATCTAGTCAATTTAGATGGTGCTTTTCCTGTAAATATTAAAGTAACAAGAATTACTTCTGATAGCAGTTCAAGTAAATTAGCTAATGAATTTCAGTGGAATAATTATGTAGAAATTAAATATGATCAGAGAACATACCCTAATAGTGCATTAATTGGTTTAAAGGTAGATGCTGAACAATTCAATGCAATCCCTACAAGAAAGTATCTAGTAAAAGGAACTAAAGTAAAGATTCCACACAATGCAACAGTAAGAGCAGATGGTAGTTTGACTTATTCTGGTACGTTCAACGGAACGCTTGGGGCTGCACAATATACAAATGATCCTGCTTGGTGCTTATACGACCTTCTAACGTCTTCTAGGTACGGATTAGGTGCTCATTTAGAAGAATCAGAACTGGATAAATTCAGTTTTTATGCTGCATCTGTTTATTGTTCTCATCAAGTAGATGATGGCAAAGGACAAGGTACAACAGAACCTAGATTTAGTTGTAATGTTGGTATTTATAATCAGCAAGAAGCATATAATGTTATCAATCAAATGTGCTCTGTATTTAGAGCAATGCCATATTATGAAGCAGGTAGTTTAACTCTTACACAAGACGCTCCAAAAGATCCTAGTTATTTATTTACTCTTGCAAATGTATTAGAACCAGGTTTTACATATTCAAATGCAAGTCAAAGAACTAGACCAACTGTAGTAGTTGTTAAATACTTAGATTTAGATTTAAGAGATATTAATTATGAAGAAGAAATTGATACAGCTAACCAAGCTAGATATGGTTCTGTAGTTAAAAATATTAATGCGTTTGCCTGTACATCAAGAGGTCAAGCAAAAAGACTAGCAAAATGGTTACTTTACATGAGTAATGTGGAACGTGAAGTAGTTACATTTGCTGCATCTATTGAAGCTGGTGTAGTTGTTAGACCAGGACAAATTATTGAAATAGCTGATCCTGTAAGAAGTGGAGAACGTAGAGGAGGAAGAATTACAGCAGCGACTACAAATACTGTAACTGTGGATGATGTTACTGGTATAACTGCTGGAAGTGGAGGTACTTTATCAGCTATTTTGCCTGATGGTAGTTTAGAAACTAAAACAATATCTCTTGTTAATACAACTACTAAAGTAGTTACTTTGGGTCAAAGTTTTTCAAGTACTCCTAATGTTGAAAGTATATGGGTGTTTGAAAATAATGAAATTTTAACATCTACTTGGAGAGTATTGGAAGTTCTTGAACAAGATAGAACTACTTATGCCATAACTGCTAGTGAATATAACTCTAGTAAATATAATCATATTGAAAATGGTGTAACTTTAGTAGAAAGAGATGTTACAAATTTAGATGTACCTCCATTGCCTCCATCAGGTGTTACGGCAGAAGAAGTTATTTATGAAAACACTGGTATTGCAAGGGTAAAAATTATTGTTTCATGGACAACTGTTACAGATAATGCTTACGTTAGATGGAGATTAGAAAATGGTAACTATACGTCAACAACTGTAGAAGGAAGTAAAAGTTATGAAATATTAGATACTATTGCTGGAAATTATGAAATTGAAGTGTATAGCGTAAGTGCATCAGGACTTAGATCGACATTACCTACAAAACCACAAAGTCCTTTCTTTATCGCTGCTGGTAAGACTGCTCTACCTAGTAATGTTAGTGGTGTTAGTTTATTACCTATAGATGAATCTAGTGCAATTTTAAGTTGGAATCGTGCCACAGAGCTTGATGTATTATTAGGAGGCAAGACTCTTATAAGACATTCTTCGTTAACAAGTGCTGCAAAATGGCAGGATGCACAAGAAATCGTTGTTGCAGCGGCAGGTAACCAGACACAAAAAATAGTTCCGTTACTTGAGGGAACTTATCTTATTAAATTTGAGGATGATGGTGGAAGACAATCACCTTCTCCTGGATCACAAGATTCTGATTGGAATAATACAAGAGTTACAACAAATCTTCCTGCTCCTTCCGAAAGGCTTGTAGTTGCAACTGTTAATGAACATACTAATAATTTTTTAGGTTCAAAAACTGATACAATTTATGATTCTAGTTTAGATGCTTTAAAATTAGTAGTTACTAATAATGCTACAAAAACTTCTGGAGAATATGCTTTTACAAGTACAACAGACTTAGGACAATCATACGATGTAAATTTAAAGAAGATTTTAAGAGCAAATAGTTTTTCTCTAAATAGTTTATGGGATGATAGAACAGATTTAATTGATACTTGGGGAAATATTGATGCTGTTGGAGGTACGACTGAAGCAACAAAATGTAATGCTGCTATTTATGTAAGAACTACTGATGACGATCCATCAGGATCTCCTACATTCAGTGCATATAAAGAATTTAGTAATGTATTAATTACAGGTAGAGCTTTTCAATTTAAAGCAATATTAACAAGTAATGACACTAACCAAAACATAGCCGTTACACAATTAGGAGTTAAACTAGAATTACAAGGAAGAACAGAAAGTATTTCGACTCCTGTTACTACTGGATCGCAACAATACACTGTATCTTTTGTAAATCCATTTAAACAAACACCACAAGTAGTAGTGACTCCAACAAATCAACAATCAGGTGATTTTTTTGAACTTGCTAATATAAGTAGGACAGGATTCCAAATTACGTTTAAAAATGGTAATTCAGCAGTCGCACGATCTTTTGTATATGCAGCGTCAGGTTTTGGTAAGGAGGTCACATAAATGAGTAACACACATGATTACAATATTGGAGATGCAGTAGGAGCGACATTTCGTGCAGACCTTAATGTTTGCCTTAGTGAAATACAAGCTACTAATAGGGGATCAAGTGCTCCTTCAACATTAGTAAATGGAAAGCTATGGGTAAATAGCAATAACAATACATTAAATATGTATGACGGAACTAATTTCGTCACTTTAGGAAAAGTAGATACTGCTGAAATGGGTCATGCAACAACTGCATCACCTAGTTTTACTGGAACGATAACATCTGCTGGTGATATTTTAATGTCTGGCACTAGTGCTTTAAAATTACCAGTTGGTAACGTATCTCAAAGGCCAACAGCAGCTACAGGACAGATAAGATTTAATAGTGAACTGGTTCAATTTGAAGGTTATAACGGGTCTGGATGGGGAGAACTTGCAAATGGTGTTCCTACTGGTTCTGTAATGGCTCATGCTTCTTCTACAGTACCTACTGGTTTTTTTGAATGTAATGGTGCTGCTGTTAGTAGATCAACTTATGCTACTTTATTTTCGACAATCTCAACGACTTGGGGATCTGGAGATGGCTCTTCTACTTTTAATCTTCCTGATTTAAGAGGACAATTTATAAGAGGTTGGGTTAGTAATAAAACTGGAACAGCAGAAGATGGAAGAGGATTTGCTACAACTCAATCAGATCAGAATTTAAGTCATAATCATTCTTTAAGTACTGCAAGTTTAACAGGTGGTATCAGAAAAATATCAGAAGGTTTTAGGTCTGATGGTAGTGCAAGTGGTGTATTTACAAAAACAAATGATGGTAACTCATCTATAACAGGATCTAGTTCTACTAGCCCTGTAGGTGGTGTTGATTTTGATGGCTCACATACTCACACAATGGGAAATAATGGTGGAAGTGAAGTTCGTGTTAAAAATACGGCTTTAATATATATAATTAAATTCTAATTATGGCAAATCGTAAAATTTCACAATTTACAGAGTTAACTGCACCAGCAGTAACAGATGTTTTGCCAATTATTGATCAAAGTGGTACTGGAACTGAAAAAAATAAAAAAATAACTTATTCTAATTTATTATCTAAAGCACCCAACGGAAGTGAAAGTGCTCCTTCATTTAGTTTTTTATTAGATCCAAACTCAGGAATAAGTGGAGGTTCTGATACTCTTACTCTTAGTACAAATGGACAAGGTCGTTTAGTTGCTAATTCCAGTGGCCTTATAACAATTCCAGGAACTCTGACTGTTACTGGAACGTCTACCTTTTCTGATCATATTGATTTAGCTACTGGAAAAGTATTAAAGGTTAATGGAACTGAAGTATTATCTGCGACTGCATATACTGGAAACGCAGCTACAGCAACAGTTTTAGCTACAGCAAGAACTATAGGTGGCGTTAGTTTCAATGGTAGTGCCAATATAGATTTACCAGGTGTAAACACAGCAGGAAATCAAAATACCACTGGTAATGCTGCAACTGCAACGGCTTTAGCTAATGCAAGAACTATTGCAGGAGTCAGTTTTGATGGTACAGCTAATATTTCTTTAAACAATAATGCAATTACAAATGGAGCAAGTTATGTTACTGCTTCAATAATAAACTCTTTAGACGCAAGCAATTTAAGTTCTGGAACGATACCAGATGCAAGATTTCCAGCTACATTACCTGCTGCCAGTGGTGTTAATCTTACAAGTCTTAATGCTAGTAATTTAGCTTCTGGAACAGTAGCAGCAGCAAGATTATCTACTGCAACGACCCAAACTGCTGGAAATAATACTACTAAAATTGCTACAACTGCTTTTGTTAGTACAGCTATTAGTAATCTTATTAATGGTGCTCCAGCAGCTTTAGACACATTGAATGAATTAGCAGCAGCGATGGCAGATGACGCTGCATTTAGTACCACAGTTACAAATAATTTAGCGACTAAATTGAATTTGTCTGGTGGACAGATGACAGGTAATCTTACTTTTTCTGGTAGTCAGACAGTTGATGGTAGAGATTTATCAGTTGATGGAGCGAAGCTAGATGGAATACAAGCTGGAGCAACTGCTGACCAGACAGCCAGCGAGATATTGACTTTGGTTAAGACAGTTGATGGTACTGGAAGTGGTTTAGATGCTGACCTTTTAGATGGACAAGAAGGAAGTTATTATAGAAACGCTTCAAATATAAACGCTGGAACACTTGATGCTGCAAGGATTCCTACATTAAACCAAGATACTACAGGTTCAGCAGCGACTTTAACAACAGCAAGAACAATAAATGGAGTTTCTTTTGATGGTTCTGCTGATATTACTGTTACCGCAGCAGGTTCTACTTTAACTGGTACTTCTCTTAAAAGTACTATCGTTAGTTCAAGTTTAACTTCTGTTGGAACTCTTACTGGATTGACTGTCAGTGGAAACATCTTGATGACAGGAACGGGTGCAATAGATGTAGCTGCTGGCACGACTGCACAAAGACCTGGATCTCCAAATACAGGTATGTTTAGATATAACTCAACTACTAATCAATTTGAAGGATATACAAATGCTGGATGGGGAGCTATTGCTGGAGGAGGAGCAGGTTCTGGAGCTACTTTACAAGCAACAAATGGAATTGTAGAAACCGCAGCTACTATTTCATCAGATCATACAGTTACTACAAACTTTAATGCGATGTCTGCTGGTCCTGTTACTGTATCAGCAGATATAACAATCCCATCTGGATCTGTATGGACTATTGTTTAATGGAGGTTAAAATCTAAGCATGGCAACAACGATTACAGCTAATGGTATAAACTTTCCTGATGGTAGTGCTGGTACGCCTTCGATTGGTGGATCGGATACAAATACAGGATTATTTACGGGATCAGATATTATTGGATTTGCTACTGGAGGAAGTGAAAGGTTAAAAATAGACGCTAGTGGAAATGTAAATATTGCTAATGATTCTGGAAAATTACAACTGGGGGCAAGTAATGACTTAAAAATTTATCACAATGGGACTCATAATTATCTTGACAGCAGTAATGGTAATATTTATTTAAGGGTTAATAGTACAGAAAATGCTATTAAATGTACGGAAAATGGAAATGTAGAAATTGCATATGATGGCAGTAAAAAGCTTGAGACTACAAGTGGTGGCGTAAATGTAATAGGTGCGTTAACTGTAAATGGTTCTGCTATTAATACAGACTTAGTAGCTGACACATCACCACAGCTAGGAGGCAACCTTGATGTAAATACTAAAAATATAAATTTTGGAGATAGTGCAAGTTCTTCAGATGATCGTTTAAATTTTGGTGCGGATACGGATTTATCCATATATCATAATGGAACAAATAATATTATCAGTTCAAATACTTCTGGTAAACAGTTAATTATGCAAGCTAACTCTGAAGTTAGATTAACTGGAACTACAACCAGAATTATGGATGAAAATAATTCTGAGACTTGTGCTGTTTTTGCTTCTGACGGAGCAGTAGAGCTATATTACGACAACAGTAAAAAGTTTGAGACACAAAGTGCGGGAGCACAGCTATTTGGAAATTTAACTGTTGGTACAGATGGTGGAGCAATATTATTAAGTAATCCAGATGGTTTCAGTCCTAAGTTACAAGAAAATGCGGGTTCCTTAGAATTTTATACTAATAACTCCTTAAGAATGTCACTAGGACATGGTGGTAACTTATTGTTCCAAGATAATAGAAAAGCTGAGTTTGGAGCTAGTTCAGACCTACAAATTTTTCACGATGGATCGGACTCTCATATTAAAGACACAGGTACAGGTGGATTGTATATTTCAACAGACCAATTCTTAGTCCGAAATGCTGCTGGTTCTACAATTAATATGGAGATTAAGGATAATGGTCAAGTCCTCGTACCAGAAGTTTATAATAGAACAACAGGTAGTTCTGTTAATATGCGAGTTGATTCTGACGGAGAACTTAGAAGGTCAACTTCTTCAAAAAGGTATAAAAAAGATATTACAGACGCTACTTGGGGTCTTGCGGAACTTTTAAAATTAAAACCAATTACTTATAAAAGTAATGCTACAGGAAAAGATGCTGATGATAAAACTTATGGAGGATTTATAGCAGAGGATGTTCATGATTTAGGTCTTACAGAATTTGTTGATTACAATGAAAAGAATGAGCCTGACGCACTTGCTTATGGAAACATGGTTGCATTGATGGCAAAGGCAATACAAGATTTAAACGCTAAAGTAGAAGCATTGGAGGCTGCGTAAATGTCAACATTAAAAGTAGGCGATATTAAACATGAAAGCTTTACTGGAACGACCCAGTTAAAGTTAGATAACAGTGGTCAACTTGGAATTGGTAAAACTCCTGGAGTTTTGCTTGATGTAAATGCTGATGCAAAGATTAATTCTATAAGTATTGGTAAGGGAGCAAACTCAGTTGCTGGTAACACAGTTCTTGGAGAAAATGCTTTAGATGCTTCTGTGTCTGGTGGAAATAATACAGCGATTGGTAAAGAGGCTTTAACAGCATTAACTTCTGGTGCTAATAACACTGCTATTGGTAAGGATTCATTAAAAGCAGTTACTACAGGTGGAACTAATGTAGGTATAGGTGTAGATGCTTTGACTACACTTTCAACTGGTTCTAACAATACTGCTGTTGGTACTGGTGCAATGGAGGATACTACAACAGCATCAAATAACACTGCATTAGGTCAAAACGCTTTACACACAAACACAACAGGGTCAGAAAATACTGCCGTGGGTAAGGAAGCAATGTCAAACAACACTACTGGCATAAACAACATTGCTGTGGGTGTAACTGCTATGTTAAACAATACTACTGGAAGTAATAATACAGCCCTTGGACAAAGTGCTTTAAAAGCCGCTACTGAAGCAACAGGCAACACTGCGGTGGGAAGAGTGGCTTTGTTTTCTGCTACGACTGGATCAAATAATGTTGCTGTAGGTGCAAATGCTTTACATGTCAATACAACTGGAACTCAGAACACAGCCGTTGGTACAGAGGCTCTAGATGCAAACACAACCGCACATAACAATAATTCTTTTGGGTATCAATCATTAAGTGCAAACACAACTGGATCATCTAACTGTGCATTTGGTTCTCATACACTGCAATTAAATACAACTGCTGGTAATAATTCTGCTTTTGGACATAGAGCTTTAGATGCAAACACGACTGGTGCTGGCCTCGTAGGTATAGGTACTGGTTCTTTAGGAGCAAATACTACAGCAAATAATAATACAGGAGTTGGGTATTTTTCTCTAAACGCAAATACAACTGGAGAAGCTAACGTAGCTGTTGGTGCTAATGCCTTAGATACAAATACAACTGGAACTGGTAACGTAGCTCTTGGTGTTAATTCTTTAAGGGCAAATACTACAGCAAACGATAACGTAGCCATTGGAAGAGCATCTATGGAAGCAAACACAACTGGTACTGATAACGTAGCTGTTGGAAGATCAGCTTTAGCTGTTAATACTACAGCAAGTAATAATGTGGCAGTTGGACATAACTCCTTAGTTTCAAACACAACTGGAACTCAGAATGTAGCTGTTGGTTCTAATTCATTAGACGCTAATACAACAGGACAAAGTAATGCTGCTTTTGGAATGAACTCATTAGGTTCAAATACAACAGCAACTAAAAATACTGGATTTGGACACAGGACTTTAGCAGAGAATACAACTGGAACTTTTAACGTGGCTGTTGGTGCGGATGCGTTAGATGCTAATACCACGGCATCTAACAATACTGCGGTTGGATATAATTGTTTAGGTTTTAATACAACAGGAAATTACAATACAGCAGTTGGAAAAGGAGCATTAAATGATAATACAACGGCAGAGAACAATACAGCAGTTGGCTATCATTCTTTGTTGTCAAACACAACTGGATCATTAAATACTGCCGTAGGTCGCATAACTTTAGACGCAAACACTACAGGTTCATATAATACTGCTTTAGGAACTAACGCATTAACAGATAATACAACGGCTTCTAATAACACTGCTGTTGGTATGAATGCTTTAGCTACTAATACAACAGCAAATAATAACACTGGTGTTGGTTATTATGCTTTAGGTACAAACTCAACTGGATCAGATAACACTGCTGTAGGTAAAAGTGCTTTATCAAGTAACACAACCTCAAATGCTAATACCGCGATTGGTAGTGAAGCTCTAGAGAGTGTCACAACTGGAGCATCTAATACAGCTGTGGGTACATCTTCTTTAAAACAAACAACAACTGGAGCAGATAATACGGCAATAGGTTATAAGGCAGGGAGTGATGTCACAACAGGAAGTATTAATACATTTATAGGAAATAATGCCGGAACATCCACGGGTGCTGGAGGTTCAATTACAAATGGAAATGGTAATTTTGTTTTAGGTGATGATAATGTTGGAAATTTGTTTTGTAATGATACTTCTATTTCATCTTCAGATAAAAGAGACAAAACAGATATTACTGAATTTACACAAGGTTTAACTTGGATCGAAGCACTAAAACCAGTTACTTATAGATGGGATAGAAGAACATGGTATGGGACGGAAGAAGAGCCATATGGAACACCTGATGGATCAAAGAAAAGACCAAGACTTCATGTTGGATTTTTAGCACAAGAAGCTTTAGAAGTAGAAAAAACTAACGGATATGGTACTTCTAATGATGATTCATTAATTTGTAACCTTACAGATGATGAAATGAGACTTGGTATTAAATATGAAAGACTTGTTCCCATGTTAGTTAATGCCGTTAAAGAGTTATCAGCAAAAGTCACGGCCCTCGAAGCAGGGTAAACTAAAAGTAACCTAATTTTTTATCATGGAAGAAAGAACCGCAGATGAAATCGCAGCAATCTTTTCTGCTGCTGGTGATAGCGTAACTGTTATCAACACTGCTAAAACATCAGATGAAACTGATGATGAGTATAAGGACAAGATCAAGCGTAATGTAGAGCATCTTGAGATTATTAAAGCTTATAAAAAAGTTGACGGAACTACATCTATTTGGGGAAGTGAGTCGTTTACAGATATAGATGCTGCTATCGTTAGTGGTAAGAAAGTTTATTCTTAATT